CTGTTCCGCTGCGAGCTGGCGCAACTGCCCGGCGACCTGCTGTTGCCAGGTGTCAGGGTTGCTCATGGGGTGCTCATTTCATGCTCATGTGCCGCTCATGACCTGCTCATGTCGTGCTTTGGTGCTGCTCATGAGCATGGGGGACGCGGCTAAGCCGGCAGTTTGATAACCAGAAAGACGGCCTGCCCGTCGCGGAAGAACGGAGCCTTGATGATCCAGCCGCTGGCGCGCAGCTCGTTGATGGCGTCGTCGGTCATGTCGACCACTTCCATGGTCATGATGGGTCTCCTGGTGGTTGGGGCATGGCCCACGGGATAGCGGCTGTGGGGCGGCTATCCGGTAGGCCCGGCCGGGACCGGGCGCGGTAGGTGAGTCAGTCGCGGCTCAGGCGCGGGTTGCCCTGCAGGACCTTGATGCCGGTCTGCTCGCCGATGGTGGTGATCTCGGCACGTGCCGCGTCTTCCAGCACCTTGTCTTCGCGCAGCAGCTCGTACCAGAACGACAGCTTGCCGTCGCGGATGCGGTAACGCAGGCGGGCGTCGAGGCGATACGACGCACCATTGAAGAACGGCGGCAGGCCGATGCTGAAGCGCTCGAACAGCTTCATCTTCGCCAGCGTGGCGTCGTCTTCCTTCTGCACGAACGCCAGTTCGACGCCGCCCGATTGCAGGCGGATGTTCGATTTGAAGCGGCTGTCCTGGTTGGCTTCGAGGTTCATCGCCATTTCCAGCATCTGCGAGCCGGTCGGCATGCCTTCGATGCTGGCGATGTCTTTCTGGTTGTCTTCAATGAACAGCGCGAATTCGGACTGGGTCAGTTGCTTGCGGTGGTAGGTGTTCCAGCGTTGCCATTCCACCGACTTGACCGGGGTGTAGGTGGCGACGTGGTCGCGCCAGCCGGTGGCGTCGGCGCCGTTGTCGTTGAAGATGGCCAGCAGGTCGACCTTGCCGGCCTGGTAGTCGGCGTCGCACCAGATGCTGGTAATGCCGGGCTGCTGGTGCTGGTTCACGTACTGCACGAATGATTCGGCGTCGTGCAGGCGGACGGTACCGCGCTTGCGCAGCGGCTGGTCGAGGTGCTTTTCCAGAGCGGACAGTTGCAGGTCGGTCAGCACTTTGGCCGTATAGCCGTTCGGGGTCAGGATGACCGGCAGTTGACCGTCCTGCAGGGTCTTGATGCTGAGCGTGTCGATCTGCGGCTTGGCGGCTGCGTCGAGAATGGTCTGGATGTTGTCGGTGCTGGCGAGCGTGGCCAACTGGCCGGGTTGGAGATCCTGCATGGGGTGAGCCTTTCGGGTTGGGAAATGTTAGGGCGTTCAGGCAACGACCTTGAGCTGCTGCTCGCCGCTGCCGAGGGTTTTCAGTTCAGCCGGGGAGTCGGTCACTGCGGCTGGGATGGTTTTCAGCTCCAGTTGCTGCTGGCGCGGGTCCTCGGCGATCAGGTTCCCTTCCGGCGTGGAGAACAGCATGGTTTCGCGGGCGTCCTGCTTCGGCAGCGTGAGCCTGATTTCGTCGACAACAATCATGGCGCCGCTGCCACGGCTGGCTTTCTTGATCGCCAGGGACATGACCAGCTTGCCGGAACGGCCGGTCTCGTCGACGGCGGTCACCAGCGTGTTCAGGGCGTTGCTGGCTTCGTCAATAAAGGTGCCGTGACCAAGCGCGGCGAGGGTTTCGGTGATGGGGCGCTGCATGGGCGGCTCCTGGGGTGGGACGAAAAAAACCCAGCACAGGGCTGGGTAGGGGTGGTTGACAGGTGATTGTCGTGATAAATTGTTCATGCCAATGTCAATAAAATGCATATAAGATGGGGCTTTGACTGTTTTGGCGAGATGACGGTTATCGGATGAAAATTAGATGGTGAGAATATAAATGATCGATAAAAAAAATACTAATCCTGGCTTCCACAAACAGTTTGATCTTGAAAGATTCAATGTCGAAGAAAAAGCAATTCTTAAATCTCTCTCTCGAAATTGGTATCTGACAAATTCTGGTGAGCCGCTGCGTGTCGCCCAGTCAGTATACAACTACTTCCTCATGAAACCCACGCTGAAAACAGCAGAGATGTTTAATATTGAGCGAGAAATTGTATGTGTTTTCAGTGATTACGAAAATTTTGAACCAAGGTCGTTAGATTTTTTTGATCAGGTATACATGCGTCTTCCGAAAATGCGGGCCGAGACAGTATGTGCAGTCCTAATTAGTAGGGCTCATGACGTTGAAGAAAAAGTGGAGCGCTTACTCAAAGCAGATCCTGAACACCAGATCATTGTACCAGTTAGCTACAAAGATATGGTTTGTGGTGATGCGGTTTTAATTTTAGAAAACAGATTCAGAAAACACTTCTACTCTAGAGATTTATTTTCGTTTTTATCGCCATTGAAGAAGGATACATATTTCTTTGGCCGATCAAATTTGATCAACGAAATTGTCAATCGATTTCAATCTGGAGAGCATACAAGTCTTTTTGGTCTTAGAAAAAGTGGCAAAACTTCTATTGTTTATGCTATCCAGCGTCAGCTGGAGTCGAATGGGGATTGCGTGGTTTTATTGGACTGTGAAAGCCCATCGACGCATGGGTTACGCTGGAATGAGCTGCTTAAGCGACTTGTTTTGCTGTATAAAGAAGCAAAAGGTTCAAAAGTAAAAATTGATAGTTCAGAGAGGTGCGATCCTAAATTTGCAGCGGACAGTTTTGAGGAAGATATTTTGAAAATATACTCATCAAAAAAAGCTGCAAGTGCAATATTTATTTTCGACGAAATTGAAAGAATTACACCAAAAACGGGGTCCTCTGTTCATTGGAGGGAAGAAGAGGATTTTATATATTTCTGGCAGACGATGCGTGCTTTCTACCAAAAACACCCGAGCGTATTTTGCTACATGCTTGTCGGAACAAATCCAAGTTGCATTGAGGCAGCATCTTTGGTCGGTCACGATAATCCAATATATGCCTCTATTCCTAGCGAATACGTGCCTCCATTTACGGTGGAGAAAGTCGGCCAGATGGTCACGCGCCTTGGCGATTATATGGGGTTGAAGTTTGATTCGTTAATTATCGCGAAATTAACAGAGGACTATGGCGGGCACCCTTTCCTTATCCGCCAAGCTTGTAGCCAGATTAACAAGCTAGCGTCTACAGAACGGCCTGTAGTAATTGATAAGGCGTTGTACAGCCGAGCAAAAACAGAGTTCAGGCAGTATTCTCAGGAGTATTTGGAAATGATGATTCAAGTACTCGCCGAGTGGTATCCAGACGAGTATGAAATACTATGTTTCCTAGCGCAGGAAGATATGAATAACTTCAATGCGTTCGCGAATGAGCATCCTTCCTATACGCGACATTTGCTTGGGTATGGCCTCATTCAGAAGGGGCCTTCAGGCTACTCATTTAATCTTGAGGAAGTCTCTGAACTGCTACGTGATAAGCACAAAAATGAGAGATTGAATTTAACGGATGATGAGAAGGTTCAAGAAGTTTCTATCCGACGGAATCGTTTAGAAAAAGGGCTCCGAATGCTTATAAGAAATGCGTTGAAAATATCTGTTGGAGAAAATAAGGCAAAAGATGCTGTCATAGCTGCTGTCCCGGAAAGAAGAAGAGCTACTGTGCAAAACCATACGCTTGCAGGATTGCTCGACAAAGATTCATCTCCGCTATTTTTTCTTGAATTGATTAATATAGTTGGGAGGGAATGGAATGTATTCCAGAATGTCTTTGGTTTGGATAAGGCAAAGTTGACCGTAATGCTTGATGAGATCAACACAAAAGGGCGACCTGATGCTCATGCAAAGCACGTCAGCGAAGATGATTTTCAGCAGTTACGACTTCATTTCAAGAGGTTGGAGTCGATCCTGCAAGAGTGGCTTTAACTTTGTAAGCTGGTAAGGGCAGTTCTAACTGTACAAATCAAGTATTCATCTGACGCCGGCCTCCTGTGAGGTCGGATTGTCATATGAAGAGCCTAGTGTGCTACACATGCCCAGTGTGCGTTAGCAGCTTTTCATACATATAATCCAGCGCTACATCCTCCGCCTCGGCAACACTGCTTTGCGTCGCAACAACAGCTACCGCCGTGCTGACCAAGTCTGACCGGACTTCTTCTTCCAGTTGCCGGCACTGAGCGACGCAGTGTTTGAATTGCGCGGGGCTTAGGTTTGCGATGTCGTTTTTCAGGATCTTTTCCAGCTTTGCCACGGGGAAGGTCGATAGCTCGGGTTTCCGCATCTGCATGTAGCTGACAACCAGCGCCCGTTCAGGCGCCATCATGCGGCCGTCTGCCCGGCAGACATAGACCAGCACTTCCAGTTCCGGCCAGATGGCGGACAGGTTTTCCGACAGAGCGAAATCGGGTGATGTCCTGCGGCGAGCATCCAGCCAGGCCCACAGCTCGTCGATAACCTCGCCGCTGTCCAGGTCTACGACCTTCTGCATGCGGTGGTAGTAGAACGAGCGGCGGCTTTGGCGCAGATGGCAGAATGCCTCTATACCTCCGGACGGGTGTTCGGTGAAGGCTTTGACATCAACGGTGCGCTCAGTGACGTTGCCGGCCGCATCCTTATACTGGAGCCGCAGGTTGGCTGAGACCGCTTCTCCGCCCCCGACCCATTCGAAATTGTTGAGCGTGGTCTGCTGGGGTATGGCACGAGGCGGCAGTGTTGCGCCATGTCGGCGTGCCTCAATCAGCTTCTGTTCAATCTCGGCCAGGTCACGCTGGATGCGCTGCGTCCGCGCTTCCGCTTCGGTTTTCTCCTTGTAGAAGTGAGCGGCGAATCCGGTCGCAATGAGGGCCGTCAGTATGCCTACGACGCCAATAATGCCCCATGCACCGATCTGCTGATAAAGCCAGATGAAAAAGGCGATGGGGGCCACGACCAGGATAAATACGCCGATCCAGATTGCGCTGTCGCTGTTCTTGCTGTGCCGGGCCATGCCGCGTCTCCTGAGAATGATGACGGCATTCTGGCCTGATTTGACTGTCCTGCCAAACCGGGCAGGGGCAGGTGTTTCATGGTGTATCACCAAAGCCACCTGATTCAGCTTTGGTGACCGGCCTCTTGCGAGGCCGTTCCTTTTCCCGTTACTCGCCACGGGCCGGCGATTGTCGGGCTCGTCCTCGGCGCCTTCGGTGCGCTTCGTCCCCCGACTGCCCGCCTTGTTGCTCTCGGCGGGTTTTGCTCGGCTTCTCGGGCGCCGGCGGGACCCCGTCTATGACAGGCGCTCTCCGCCTGCTCTCGATCCGTATCCTGCTCGATTGTCTGGTCCCTCGTGGGGGCTCCTGAGATCGGTCGGCGGTGCGTTGCCGTGGTGTGATGTAAATTTATCTTACTAAGATTTCTTAGTCAACTAAGAATTTAAAACGAAAGAAAGCCCCGCTTTTCGCAGGGCCTCATCAGGCTAGGTCTACTTCAGCTTCTTTCGAACTTCAACGGCAGTTCCAATGATGATGCAGTGAACCTCGTCTGAACGCATCGTCGAGTAGTCGCTGTTCAGGGGGACTAGCTCAAAAATTTCCTCCCCCGTTTCCGGGTTGACCCCACGAGCGCGGTACTTCTTGAACGTGGCCTCATTACCCCCGTTCTTGGCAACAACAAAACTGCCTGGCCGAGGGCTAACCTGGGGGTCAACAACAATGACGTCTCCAGCAAAGAACTCAGGTTCCATGGAGTCACCTTGCACATACAGTGCGAAAGCATTTTCTGACACTGGAACAGAGCTTTGCATGGTTTCAAAGGCCATGCCGGGCGGGAATGGATCACTGACTTCATGCCAGGAACCTGCCTGAACATAGTCAATGATTGGCACCGTTCGCCCGAGTTTCGCCGGGATGACGTTCTGGTCAAATCTGGGTTGGCGCAACTTCATTGAGCCTTTGCCATCCAGGACCCAGTCGGTTGAGTACCCCAGCGCATTCAGACGCTGGATGACTTCGCCACTGAGCTTGGCCTTGGGGCCATCGTTCTTGATCTGGGAAACCCGGCCAGAGGATAGCCCCGTGAGGTCTTGGATGCTCCTGCCGTTCGGGCGGGCTTCGCCACGGTCTCGGCACATCTCAAGGAGTCGTTCGTAGAGCGTATTCATGCTTAGTAGGCTAAACATTTTTCTTCTTAGTGTGCTTGAGTCTTTTTTCTTAGTTCGCTAAGATATGTTGATGGATGCGAACAAACTCATTGATGCCTGCGGCGGGACCGGAAAGGTAGCCGAGCTCTGCGAAGTAACAACGGGCGCCGTCAGTCAATGGCGAAGAACCGGGATTCCTCGTGCTCGCCTCATGTTCCTTCGCCTCAAGTTCCCGGGCGCTTTCGTTGGTGAGGTTGCTCCGGGCAGGGCTGATTCCTGCCAGCTACCAGCGGCGTGATCTGCTGCCGCCACTTCTTCCCCCTCTCCACGATCGTTTTGCCCCCGTGGAGTTTTTGCCGGACGTGTTCCGTTCGGTCTTTTTACAACTATGTCATCACCGCTGGTGTGATGACACGTCTATGAGGCCCCGTGATGAGCGTAATTGATGCCGCTTATGCCACCGTCCATGACTACCCGGGGGGTGCCAATGCCCTTGCGCCGCGCTTCGTCACCCGGGCGGGCGGGTCCATGTCGCCGGCTGTGCTGTGCAGCAAGGTCGACCAGAAAAAAGACTCTCACCACCTGACGCTGGTCGAGGCCGACAAGCTGATGTCGTTCACCGGAGACCTGCGCATCCTGCATGCGCTGGCGCGCAGTCAGGGGCACGTCTGCGTGCGTCTGGAGCGTGATGTCGAGGTCTCAGACATGGCGGTGCTGGAGCTGGTTGCGCTGGTCTGGCAGGGGCAGGGCGATGTTGGCGAGGCGCTGCACGAGATGCTGGCCGATGGGCGGATTACCAGTTCGGAAATGGACCATTTCCGCGTGGTGGTCCATCAGGCGGAAACCCGGTTGCATCAACTGGTGCAGCGGGTGGATGCGATGCGCGAGCCGGACTAACGGCCATGCCGCCGGTCATCGATCGATACGACTGGCGGGCGCTGCGGCGGCGTATCCGGCATTTGCCGATTGCGCCGGACAAGCGCAGCGAGGGCAGGGCGATCCTGGCCGAGATGCGGCGAATTCTGAAAGAAGTCAGCAAACCCCAGAAAGGGACGTGAAATGGAACTCTTCAATGCCATTCAGCGCTGGGCATCCCGGCGATTGTTTACGACGGCTGATCGGCCGTTTGCCTCTCGCCAGGTATTGCAGCCCCTTCTGCAAGCTCACGCCGGCTTATCGTCGGCCCAGATAGGGGCTGCGAGCGACTGCTCGCGTCAGGGCCAGTCGTTTGCCGGTCAGGTAGTGATTGTGACATTCCAGGCAACGCAGGTGCGTGCCGTCTGGCACGGGCTGGAGTATCGCTTTCTGACCTCTGTTATCCATGCAGGGCTGGCAAAGGTAGTGCATGGGTGTTCCGTTATCTGCTGCGTGCTGGAATGCATAAACGAATGCACCGTCGGAAAGCTGATGAATCTGGTAATGCGCACGGTCATCCGCCTGCTGGAAAAGCTCAGCGATTTTAGCCTGCAGCTCGCGACGCTCGTCTTTGAGCGCAGTCACTTGCTCTTTTGCCGCCGAGTATTCCTCTTGAGCCTGAAAGAAGACGTACTGGAGCTTGATGATTCGATCATTCAGACCCTTGAGCGCGTCGGCGATCTTCGCATTGTCGCGTACCGCGATAGCGACCGTGAATTGAGGGCTGACGGTGATGAATGAAAGCTACAGAGACCCGACATTTGACCGGGTCGCATGCCGGGAAGCGGCGCAGCAGCGGCACGCTGCTGCCGTGCTGTGCCAAATTGCTCGCGAAGCGGAACAGCAGCGTGAGCGGGACAAGATGCCGAACACGCTGTTGTGGATCAAGCGGCTGCGGATTCGGGCTCTGGTGCGGAATGCAATGAACAGGAAACGGACATGAAGCGTCCTGCCTATGGAAATGCCGTATTCGCCCGCCGGCGAGCCCGCGAAGTCTTGTGGCTGCTGGTGGTCGGTGTCGGGCGCTGGAAGGCCGGCGACGGGCTGTTCGCCCGGCCGGATCTGGCCCGGATTGTGGTGCTGGATGATCTTGATCTGACCCTGACCAATCTGGACTTCGTCGCCGGGCTTGATGTGCTGGTGGTCGATGAATCGGAACTCGTGGGCCGGGGCGCTGCTGTCTCGGCAGCGCTGCTGACTGTCGGGCGGGCCAATACCGTCTGGCGGCTGTCCGGGGTGCAGGTTGACGAAATGACCCTGCTGGGTGGCGAGGCGGTACCGCTCGGGCTGTCGCCGGTTCGTGTCAGGGATTTTCCTGCGGCGTTGGCGCGTCAGCGCGAGCGGATGGCGCTGTTCGGCCAGGGCATCTGGCAGGGCAGGGAGTCGCCGCAGCTGGCGGCGATGATGGAGCAACTGCGAGGGGGTAATGATGAGTGAGCAAAACGCCCTGGACCCGCAACTGGCCGCATTCGAGGCGGCGACCGGGATCGCCAGCGACGGCAAGATCATGGGGCTGCTGACCAGCGAACCCATCGACGTCAGGCAGGCGGTCGGTCGCTATGTGCAGATCCACGGCAAGACGCGGGTGTTCGATACCCAGCAGCAACAGGACATGTCGTGGCCTGCGTTTGTGGCGCTGGTGGGCAAGCCTCTGGCCGAGGAATGGAAGTCGCACAAGGACCGCCGCACGGCCTTGCCGGCCGACATTGCACTGGCCCGCCGCGATGCTGAGCAGCGCCGGGTGCAGAATGACCAGACGTTCCAGACGCTGGTCGAGCGCTATGTGTATCTCGATGGCTCCGACACGCTGTGGGATGCGGTGCTGGATGAGGTCATCCCCAGCTCGGCAGCCAAGATCGCGATGGGCGAGCTGTTCAAGCTGTGGGTGAACAGCCCGCAGCGCAAAATCATCGCCAAGCGCAATCTGGTGTTTGACCCGACACAGCGGGTGGACCCCGACACGCACATCAACCAGTTCCGGGGGCTGCCGCTGCAGGCTGTGTTCCCCGACACCCTCCCGCCCGATGCCCGGTGGGCGACAGATCTGGTCGACGCGTTCCCGGACTGCGCCGCGATAATCCGGCTGTCGCTGCATCTGTGCAACAACGACCCGATGGTCTGGATGTGGCTGATGTGCTGGCTGGCGTACCCGCTTCAGCATCCGGGCGCCAAAATGGCGACCTGCGTGCTGATGCACTCGGACGTGCATGGCTCGGGCAAGTCGCTGTTTTTCGAGGAATGCATCAAGCCGCTGTATGGCGAGTATGCGACCACGATTGGCCAGGACCAGCTGGATGGCAGCTTTTCCGGCTGGCGGTCGCGCAAGCTGTTCCTGCTCGGCGAGGAAATCAGCAACAACACCGAGAAGTACCAGCAGGCCGGCAAGCTCAAGCACCTGGTGACCGGCAAAACGCAGGTGGTCGAGCGCAAATTCGTCGATGCCTGGGAGGAGGTCAACCACGCGAATTTCGTCATGCTGTCGAACCTGTACATGCCGGCGCACGTCGAATCGAGCGACCGGCGGTTCATGGTGATCTGGCCTGACAGCAAGCTGCCGGAGGCCGACCAGAAAGCTGTCGAGGTCGAATTGGCTGCGGGCGGGGTGACGGCGTTCTATGCGTTTCTTCTCTCCCTGCCTCTCGCTCTGCCGGATTGCGCGCCTGGCGCGGCAGAAAACGCCGTGCTGCCGTTCACGCCGCATACCAAGCCATTGGACACCGAGGCACGCATGCGGCTGATCCGGCTCGGTATGAGCGGCTGGGAAGCGTTCATTGATGAGTGGGAGCGGGGTGCGCTCGGCGTGCCGTTCACGCCATGCCGGGGTTGGCAGTTGTACGGGATGTATTGCGAATGGTGCCAACGCGGCCGGGAGAAAACAATTTTGCCCAAGCGGAAGTTTCTGAATATGCTGTCAGGCCGTTTACGTAGTGCAGTCGAGCGCTGGCGCTGCGCGAATCTCTCGGGGCAGGAAACCGTATATACGCCACGCGAGCAGCGCCCGGACCCTGGCGAGCCGAAACAGGACTGGTTTGGCCGTCACATCATGGGATTCTCTGCCGCCGCGCTGACGGCCGGCTGGGACGTGGACTGCTGGGAAACCTACAAGGATGCAGCAGTGGCTTCCAAAAAGGTGGGGATGTGATGCTGAGCTTCACAAACGTGAAGCAGAGCGTGAAGCACGCGATTCAGTATCCATGCGGGTTTGTGAAGCATGTTAAGCAAAATCCTGCCTCCCGCGCGCAGGCATGCGCAATGAAAAGATTCTCCCGCACCCTCTTCAGTTTTTTCCCTATACGCGAGCAACACCAATAATTGCTTCACATGCTTCACAAACCCCCATGGTTATTGGTTTCCCTGCTTCACACTAATCTTCACATTCCGGTTATTTGCTTCACAAACTGGAAGAGTTATTTCACAAGACAATAAAACGGCTGGCATTGACTGGCCGAAGGGGATCACAGGGGCAGATTCATCAGGGGATTGATGATGAAGCAAGTGATCGACGTGGTCGGGGTTCGCCCCGGCAAGATGGTGCCCTGGATCGACCGGCTGCTGGAAAAGTGGGCTCGCTGGTCAACCGCCCAGGGTTGGCATGGTGGTGGTAGTGGGGTGTCCAGCCTGCTGCTGACCGACCATATCGAAATCGACCATGCGGTCCGGCTGCGCGACAGCCCGTCGGACCTGATGATCGACATCGACCAGGCGGTGTCCTGCCTGCCGGATGAATTGCGCGATGTGGTGCGTGAACGCTACGAGAGAGGCGGTCGACCGGAAGACAAGGCGAGGGCGCTCGGTATCTCGCGCCGCACGTTTGAATACCGGGTCGGCAAGGTCCACATGGCACTGCAGGCGGCGCTGGATGTGGGGCCTGCCAATGTTGATGTGCTGCGGGTCCGCTGGTATGCCAAGCGGCGCGGCGTGGGTGAAATACGATTCGCAGCGTGAAATGTTGACGTTGACTTTGCGCTGAAGTACCATGAATCCGCTAGCTTAAAGAAGCTGCGTCCAGCCGAAGCCCGACCCTCGCAGGTCGGGCTTTTTCGTGGCCGCACGTCACGTCAGGCGGCGCTGCCAGCAGGGTCGAAGCCACGGAATCCCCAGCAAATGCAGGGGGTTACGGCATCGCCCCCCGCTTTGGGGTGCCAGATCGGCCGGGGACCCTGGCCCCCCTGCGCCTCCTACGGGGCAGAAGACCCGCGCTTTTCAACTAGGGGCTGGGTTCGGAAGTTAGTGAAATTTCACTCCAGTGAAATCCAGTCAAATCCGGTGAAAGAGCCATGGCCCAATACCTCAGCAAATCCGGCTTTGCCGCCAGTCAGGGCTGGTCGCCCAGCTATGTGACCAAGCTGCTGACCAGTGGGCGGCTGGTGCTGGCGCCGGACGGCAAGCGGGTGGATGTGGATGCCACGCTGTCCCGGATCGGCAAGACCGCCGACCCGGCCAAGGCTGGCGTGCAGAAGCGCCATGAGCAGCACCGGATTCAGCGCGATGTCTACGGGAGCCTCAACCCCGGTACACCGAGCAGTGGCGGGAACGACAACGACTTCCACCACAACCGTGCCGAGAAAGAAAAGCACCTGGCCCGGCTCGCCAGGATCGAGGCCGACAAGGCCGAGGCGATGACGGTTGACCGGCAGGGTGTCCATGACGCGGCCTACCGCTATTCGCGGCTGCTGCGCGACACCCTGCTGGGGCTGCCACGGCAGATCTCCAGTGACCTGGCGGCGATCACCGATCCGTGGGAACTCGAACAGGTGCTGACCGCCAGACTGCGCCAGTCGCTGAATGACATGGCCCGGATTGGCGCCGACGACCTGAAGAAAGTGACCCCCGACCATGTACGCCAGCGGATTTACCGCCTACCGGGACGGCTTCTCTGCGGGCCTGACCCCGGACCCGGCCCTGTGGGTGGACGAATGGGCTGACGAATACCAGCGCATCCCGACCGATGTCGGTGCTGCTGAGCCGGGCAAATACCGGACCGATCGCACACCCTACGCACGGGAGGTCATGCGCTGCCTGTCCCCCAGTCACCCCTGCCGGCGCGTGGTGGTGATGGGCGCATCGCAGATGCTCAAGACCCAGGTGTTCCTGAACTGGATGGGAGCGCTGATCCACATGGCGCCGGGCAATATCCTGGCGCTGGAACCCAGCCTGAACCTGGCGAAGCGCCTGTCCGGCCGCATCAGCAAGACCATCGACGCCGTGCCGGTGCTGCAGGGCAAGGTGGCCGCACCGCGCAGCCGCGACAGCAAGAACACGATTGACACCAAGGAATACGCCGGCGGATCGCTGTACATCACCACCGCCGGCAGCGCCGCCAACCTGGCGGAAATCGCCGCCCGCTATCTGTACGGCGACGAGATTGACCGATGGGAACGCAACCTCAATGGCGAGGGCGATCCGATCAAGATGTTCGAGAACCGGGCGACGACGTTCGGCCACAACGGGAAAATCTACTACTCCAGCTCGCCGACCATCGACGGGGCGAGCCTGATCAAGGAGCTGCACGACAAGGGCGATCAGCGCCGTTACTTCGTGCCGTGCCCGCACTGCGGGGAAATGCAGGTGCTGGAGATCACGCAACTGCGCTGGTCGGTGGACGGCCAGTCCGTCATCTGCGCCTGTTCCGCATGCGGCGGCCTGTTTGCCGAGCACCACAAGACCCGGATGCTGGAGTCCGGCGAATGGCGGGCAACCGCCAAGGGCGACGGGCAGACCATCTCGTTCCACATCGACGCCATGTACATGCCGCTCGGCTGGCTGTCGTGGACCGAACTGCTGACGCAGCATGAGGAAGCCATGGTCGCCCTGAAGGCCGGCAACCCGGAGCCGATGCAGGTGTTCTACAACACCCGGCTGGCGAAAGTCTGGGACAACACCCAGGAGCGAACCAAGGCCAAAGAGCTGCAGGACCGCGCCGAGGACTACGCGCTGCGCAGCATCCCGTCGGGCGTGCTGGTGCTGACGGCTGCCGTCGATACCCAGGACAACCGGCTGGAACTGAAGATCATGGGCTGGGGTATCGGGCTGGAAAGCTGGGTTATCGACCACCGTGTCCTGATGGGCGACCCGGCCGAACAGGCGACATGGGACGCCCTCGACGAGCAGTTGCTGGCCGAGTTTACCCACCCGAGCGGCCGCACCATGACCATCAAGGCCACGGCCATTGACTCCGGTGGCCACCACGCGCAGGAGGTGTATCAGTTTTGCCGGCTGCGGCGCTGGCGCAACGTCCTGGCGATCAGAGGGGCGAGCAAACCGGGGAAGCCGGTACTGGCCCAGCGTGCCAGCAAGGTCGACATCAACTGGCGCGGCCAGACAGAAAAGAACGGCTGCGAACTGTGGATGATCGGTACCGACACAGCCAAGGACTGGCTGACCAACCGCTACCGGCTGCTTGATGGGCCGGGCGCCATCCACTTCTCCCGTGACCTGCCGGAAGACTACTTCGAGCAACTGACGGTGGAGCGGAAGATTGTCCGCTTTGTGAAAGGCTACAAAAAAACCGAGTGGGTCAAGCCGAAGGCTGCGCGCAACGAAGCCTTCGACCTGACCGTGTACAACCTGAGCATGGCGCACTACCTCGGACTGGCAAAATTCCAGCCGGCCGACTGGGAAAAGCTGCAGATCCAGTACGCCCAGACCGGCCTGTTCGACAGTCCGCCTCCCGGCCAGCCAGCACCGGCCACCCCCGCAAGACCCGACCCCGCCCCGGCGGGGTCTGTCGTTTCTCACCCTGCACCGCGACGGCTGACCCGTAGCGGCTACCTGAACCGGAGATAGCATGGCCTTCATCGCTGCCGACCTGACAGCCATTGACGCGGCGCTGCTGAACCTTGCCAACGGCGAGCGGGTCACCGAGGTGCGTTTCTCCGACCGGACCGTCCGTTACGAGTCGGCCAACATGAATGACCTGCTGAAACTGCGGCAGAGCATCCAGGCCGAAGCCGGCCAGCAGCCGGGGCGCTCGCGCCAGATCCGGCTGTTCCGCAGCGGCAGGGGGATCTGATGGCCGGATTTACCACCCTCAGCCGGGCCGGTTTCCTGCTGCCGACCCGGCTGAAGAACAGCTACGACGGTGCCGGCCACCGCCAGCGTGCCCATGACTGGAAATCGTCGTCGGCCGGACCGGCGGCGATCAGTGCCGGCAGCATCGCCACCCTGCGCAACCGGGCCCGTGACGCGACCCGCAACGACCCGTATGCGTTTGGCGGCGTCGACCGGCTGGTGTCCAACACCATCGGCAGCGGCATCATGCCCAAGTCCCGCCACCCGGAAGCCGGCGTCCGCGAAGCCCTGCAGGAACTGTGGGACGACTGGAGCGCCGAATCGGACGCCGACGGCGTGCTGGATTTCTATGGCCAGCAGGCGCTGGTAGCGCGAGCCGTGTACGAGAGCGGCGAATGTTTCGTCCGTCTGCGGATGCGGTCCCTCAGCGACGGCCTGGCCGTGCCGCTGCAACTGCAGGTGCTGGAAAGCGAATTCGTCCCGGCCGAAAAAAACGGCCTGGCCCAGAACGGCAACCGCATCCGCCAGGGCATCGAGTTCGACCCCGGCGGACAACGCGTTGCTTACTGGATGTACAGCAGCCACCCGGGCGAACGCAGCATCGGCGGCGATTTCAATGCCCTGCAGCGGGTACCGGCCAGCCAGGTCATCCATGTGTATGAGCCAACCCGGCCGGGCCAGTTGCGCGGCATTACCAGCCTGGCGCCGGTGCTGCTGCGGCTGCGCACGCTGGATTCATTCGATGACGCCGTGGCCTACCGGCAAGAGGTCGCCAACCTGTTCGCCGGCTTTATCAAGAAGCCGGCACCGGAAGCGTCCGGGCCGCTTGTTGATCCGGGCCAGCCATCCCAGCCGGCAGCCGGCTTCGCGCCGATGGTCGGGCTGGAGCCGGGCACCATGCAGGAACTGCTGCCCGGGGAAGAAATCGAGTTCAGCGATCCACCGGATGGTGGCAACAACTACCCCGACTTCATGCGCCAGCAACTGCAGGCGATCGCCGTCGGCTTCGGTCTGCCCTACGAGATCCTGACCGGCGACCTGCGCGGCGTGAATGACCGCGTGATCCGCGTGGTGCTGAACGAGTTCCGGCGCCGGATCGAGCAGCGCCAGTTCAGCGTGTTCGTGCACCAGCTGTGCCGGCCGGTCCGCAATGCGTGGACCCGGACCGCCGTGCTGGCTGGCGTCATCAGCCTGCCGGGCTTTGCCACTGCGCCGCGCCCGTACCTGCGCACGCGCTGGGTGCCGCAGGGCTGGGCCTACCTGCACCCGGTGCAGGACGTGCAGGCGAAGAAGCTGGAAGTGCGCGCCGGGTTCCGGTCGCGCTCGTCGGTCATCCTCAGCCAGGGCGATGACCCGGAACTGACCGAGAACGAAATGATGGCTGACAACGCCCGTGCGGATGCCAAGGGCCTGAGCCTCGACAGTGACAGCCGCCTGCGGGACGACCAGGGCGAAATCATCGAAGACAATCGCAAGGAAACACCATGACACACCGCATTCTTGCCAGTGCCGGCGGACTGTCGCCGCAGGCCGAGGGGGAAGGGCGCTGGTACGAGATCCGTGCTGCCGCCGACGCCGGCGGCAAAACCACCGGTATCGACATCTATCTGTATGACGACATCGGTTACTACGGCATCCGCGCCGTGCATTTCCTGCGCGAACTGCAGGCGATCGACGACGGCGTGTCGCCGATCACCGTCTGCATCAACAGCCTCGGTGGCGACGTGTTCGAGGGCATCGCCATCCACAACACGCTCAAGCGGCTTGGCAACCGGGTCACCGCCCGCATTGACGGCGTGGCCGCCAGCATTGCCAGCGTGATCGCCGTCGGCGCCCACCAGGTCATCATGCCGGCCAACACCATGCTGATGATCCACAACCCGTGGGCCTGGACCTGCGGCGAGGCTGATGAGCTGCGTGAAACCGCCGACATGATGGACAAGGTGCGGGGCAGCCTGCTGCGCTGCTACCTCGACAAGGCGCCGGGGCTCAGCGAGGACGATCTGGTCAAAATGATGGACGACACCACCTGGCTGACCGCCCAGGAATCGGTGGCACTGGGGCTGGCGGACGTGATCGCCGACACGGTGCAGATCCTCGCCAGCGCCAGCCAGCACACGCGGCTGGCCCGGATGCAGAACGCGCCGGCCGCACTGCTGTCGGCGGTGGCCGTCACCCCGCCTGCACCCGCCCCGGTCGCCAGCACGCCACCGGCACAGCCCCCCGCATCGGCCGACCCGGTCGCGCTGGCAAAACTGGCTGCCACGCTGTGCAACAGCGCCGGCCTGTCGGCGCTGACCGACTTTATCGTCCAGCAAAGCGCGCTGGCCGATGAGGCGACGATTCGCCAGCACGTCGACCAGGCCGTCGCCGTGCGCGATCTGTGCGTCGTGGCAAAACTGCCCGACCTGGCCGATGGCTACATCCGCGCCGGGCTCGATCAGGACGCCGTTCGCAGCAAGCTGTTCAACAAGCTGCTGGCACTGGACGGTGCCGACATCGACAACAGCCTGCCGCCCGAAGACGAGCGGCGCACGCCCGGCAACGGGCTGAACCCGAAATCGATTTACGCCAGTCGCAAGGCCGCCCAGGCCACGGCACGGCACCAACCCCGGAAAGGGCAGTGATGACCATTTTGACCCAGGCGGCGCGTGCCGCCGAATTCGTCGTGTCGGTTGACGACCATCTTTCCACCGATACCGTCACCCTGGCGGCCGGTCCGGCGCTGCCGGCCGGCCAGCTGCTGGCCTACGACCCGACCGCGAAACATTTCCTGCCGTACCCGGTCGCGCCGGTCGAAGGTCATGACCCGCTGCCGGCTGCCGCCGTGTTGTGGGCACCGAAACCGGAACGCAGCGTCGATGTCCCGGTCACTGCCGTGACCCGCCTCGCAGCGGTTCACGGCGAACTGCTGACCGGCCTCGACGCCGCAGCGCAGGCTGCCTTGATGGCGCACCTCATCATCGTGCGCTGATTCCAGCCACACCGATCCTCCAGCCCCGCCCGCGTGCGGGGCTTCTTCTTTCCGGAGTCCGTCATGCCCAGCATCGACATTTTCAACGACGACGCGTTCTCGCTGTCCAGCCTGACCGCCGCCATCAACGAGCAGCCGCACCAGCCCGGCCGTCTGTCCGCCCTCGGCGTGTTCGAGGAAGAGGGCATTACCACCACCACGGTGCAGATCGAAAAGGACAACGACAGCTTGCTGCTGGTCCCGGCCGGGCAGCGTGGCAGCGCCGGCGTCGTGGTCGGCGGAACCCGCCGGCAGATGATCCCGTTCAACACCATCCACCTGCCGCAGACCGCCACCATCATGGCCGACGAAATTCAGGGCCTGCGCGCCTTCGGCAGCGAAACCGAACTGGAGTCGGTGCAGACCGTGGTCAACAAGCGGCTGGCGAAATTCCGCCGCCAGCTCGATGCCACGATCGAATACCACCGCATCGGCGCGCTGCGCGGCCTGATCCTCGACGCCGACGGCAGCAGCGTGCTGCTCGACCTGTACCAGACGTTCGGCCTGAAAAAAACCGTCATCGACTTTGAGTTGGGCAAGGACGACACCCACCTGCGCAGCAAGTGCCTGGAACTGCAGGAAGCGATCGAGGACGCGCTCGGCGCGGCAACCTTTACCGGCGTGCGGGTCGAGTGCGGCAAGACCTTCTGGGCCAGGCTGCTGGCACTGCCGTCGTTCGAGGCCACCTATCTGAACAGCGAGCTGGCCGCCGCCCTGCGTGGCGAGCCGCGCGAAGCCATCGAGTTCGGCGGCTGCGTGTTCGAGCGCTATCGCGGCAAGGTCGGTGACAAGTCCTTCATCCCTGACGACCGTGCCATCGCCTACCCGGAAGGCGTTGCCGACCTGTTCATCACCCGCTTTGCCCCGGGCGACTACATGGACACCGTCAACACCAACGGCCTGCCGTACTACTCCAGCCAGGAAATCATGAAGCACGGCAAGGGCGTGGAACTGGAAGGCCAGTCCAACCCGCTGAACCTGTGCACGCGCCCGCGTGCCTGCATCGAACTGAAAGCCTGACATGGACTTCCGCGCACTGAGCGACCGCATGGACCGGGAAATCTTCAACCGGCTCGGCGATGCGGTCCTGATCGACGGCCGCACGGTGCGCGGCATGTTCGCTGCGCCGTGGCTGCAACCGCAGTTGGGCCGGTTGAACACCGTTATCCGTGAACCGATGCTGACGATCCGCGACGCGGACGCGGTCGGCGTGGTCAAGGACATGCGGGTCGAGGTACCGGGCGAGGGGGAATTCGTGGTGGTCAATATCGAGCCGGACGGCACCGGGGATACGGTGCTGGTGCTGCGTCGGCCGAAGAGGGAGACGCGATGATCGACGTCAAAATCGACTTCGACGATGCCGCATTCGGCCAGCTGAGCCGGAACCTGACCCCGGCTGCGCTGCTGGCCGCGACCCGGCGCGCCGTCCGCAAAACCGCGCTGTGGGTGCGCACGCACCTGCTGCGCCAGCTGCGTGACCCTGACATCAAACGCAAGATCATCGTCCACCGCGTGCGGCTGTACGACAAGAACTGGCGTGCCGGTGGCGGGGGCGGCCCAGGCGTCAAGGTGTGGTTCGGCGTCAACGCGATCAACGCCGACACGCTGGGCAAGCCGAAGGCAACGGGCGACGGCTACATGGTCAAAAGCTTCTATTTCGAGCAGGCGTTCATGCCAACCCGCAATGCGCAGCTCAAGAACAAGCTGTATCAGCGCACCACGCGTAACCGCCTGCCGATCCAGCGGGCCAAGGTCGAGATCGACCATATGGCGAACGATGCGTTCGCGATGATCGTCGACCAGATCCCCGGCCGTCTGCAGGAACTGATGCGGCAGGAACTCAACTACGAAGTCGAAAAAATGCTGGGGCGCGCACGATGATTATTGACGACCTGCACACCGCAATCGGAACGCAACTGGCAGCCATGCTGCCGGACATCGATGTCCGCTTCTACCCGCAACTGGATGATGGCGAGCGGGTGTCGCTGCCGATGCTGGCGCTGGAACTCAGCGGCTTCGACGATGATGCCCCGCCCGGTAACAGCCAGCTGGCGCTGCTGGCGCGCTTCGAGGCGCGGCTGGTGATGGACCCGAACGAGGCAGATTGCGACCGCCTGCTGCCGGCCATGGCGGCAGCGATCGCCGCCCGCATTCACTTCCAGACCTGGGACCAGCCGGTCGGTCCGGCAAAAATTGGCGACATCGGCCCGGACGGATTCAAGGCCGCGCTGGAGGGATACAGCGTCTGGATGATTGCATGGACCCATGAAATCCATGTCGGCGAGGCGGATGACATCACCGTGCCGGCCGTCGTGCCGCGAGAGGTGAGCTGGAACGTCAACGGCGATAAGGTGCCTGTGCCATGAGCTACGCACTATCTGAAATGGACCGCATGCTGTCCGGGCTGATCCAGCCTGGCATCGTCGAGGCAGTGCAGCTGAAACCGCCCCGGGTGCGGGTTGGAGATGGTGATGGCTGGACTTCGGGCTGGGTGCCGTGGCTGGCGCTGGCGGCCGGCAAGGCCCGGCACTGGCGGCCACCGAGCGTCGGCGAACAGGCAATCCTGCTGTGCCCGTCCGGTGAGCCGGCGCAGGGCTTTGCACTGGTCGGCTTCTACACCGATGCGCTCGGCAGTGACGACCGACCGGACGTGGTCAGCTGGCTGATGCCGGACGGCGCTGTCATCGAGTACGACCATGCGGCCGGCGCCGCGCTGCTCGATGGCTGCAAAACCGCCACCATCAATGCGGCCGACAGCGTGACGGTGAAATCCGCCCGGGTGCTGCTCGACACGCCGGAGGCAGAGATTACCGGCAACCTGAAAATCGGCGGCGCCCTGTCCCAGGGCGGCGCGGGCAGCGGATCAGCGACCTTTGCCGGCGACGTCAATGCCAGCGGCGACGTCACCGCCGGCGGCATCAGCCTGCAGCAGCATCACCACACCGAACAGGGCGACGGCGCCCCGACCAGCGCCGCACAGTAACCGGAACCCCGCCTCGCGCGGGGTTCATTCTTTGGAGATTCCCATGGCAAGACCCGACACCCCAGCCGGCCCGGTCGTGTTCCGCGACCTGGCCTACCGCTCGCGCACGCTGGTGCTGACCGACGGCCGCACCTTCGCCGTCGAGCGCAGCCGCATCGAGGCCAGCGACCCGGCGCTGATCGCCTTCCTGAGCCAGAACCGCGAATTCGAGCGCCAGCCGCCGAGCGCCGTTCCGGCTGAACCGACCGCCGAGGCCTGACCATGGCGCTGACCGGCATGCGCCGTGATACCGGCCAGCCGGTCAGCGGCATCGACCATCTGCGCCAGTCCATCACCGACATCCTGACCACTCGCAAGGGCGCTCGCCGCATGCGGCCCGACTACGGCAGCAACCTGCCGCTGATGGTCGACCGGCCGGTGACTGCCGGCTGGATCTCGGCGGCACAGGCCGAGTGCGCCCGTGCCATCGCCCGCTGGGAACCGAGGTTCAAGCTGGAAAAGGTCACCATCACTGCCGTCGTCGATGGCTGCATCAGCCTGACGCTGGCCGGTGAGTACCAGGGCGAGGCCCTGATTCTGGAGGTAACGACATGATCGACCTGACCCAGCTGCCCCCGCCCGACCTGCTGGAAGCGCTGGACTTCGAGGCGCTGTATGCCGGCAAGCTGGCGCGCTTCCAGTCGCTGTACCCGGACTGGAGCGCGGCGCTCGAATCCGATCCGGTGGTCAAACTGCTGGAACTGTCTGCCTACGACGAAATGATGTACCGCGCCCGGGTCAACGACGTGGCGCTGTCCCGGACGCTGGCGTTTGCCCGGCGCGGCGATCTCGACCACACCGTGGCACTGCTCGACGTCCAGCGGCTGCTGGTCAGCCCGGGTGACCCGGAGGCCGACCCGCCGGTCGACCCGGTCCATGAGGATGACGAACGGCTGCGGTTCCGTGCGCAGATGGCGCTGGAGGGCACCTCGGTCGCCGGCAGCGTCGGCGCCTACATTTTTCATGCCCTGTCGGCCTCGGCTGACGTGGCAGACGTGACCATCGACGCCCCGCGATTCGCCCGCGTCGAGCTGGAGCCGGCCGTGCTGGCGCAGTTGCCGCCAGGTGCGATCGTGCTGCAGGTCACCCACGATGCCGGACTGGCGGCGCCGATGCCGGGGGACGTGGCCGTCAATGTGCTGGCCGTCAGCCATGACGATGCCCTCTATCAGACGCTGCTGCCGCTGGTCGAGCAGCATCTGTCGGCCGACAGCATCCGGCCGCTGACCGACCACCCGTATGCCCTGGCCGGCGTCGCCGTGCCATTCCGGGTGCAGGCCGTGCTGGAATTCGACCCCGGCCCCGATCCGGCTGTGGCCGAATCCGCATCGCGAGAACGGCTGGATGCGCTGCTGACCTCGCGGCACAAGCTCGGTGCCGACATGCCGCTGTCGGCGCTGTACGCCGCCCTGCACGGCCCCGGCATCGCCCGGGTCCGGCTGGAACAACCGGTCGCCGATGTGATGTGCGCGCTGCACCAGTTTCCGCTGTGCAATGGCATCGAGCTGACGAGGGCGCCATGAGCCGCCAGCTACTGCCACCGAACCGCACCGAACTGGAAGCCGCCCTGGCCGACTGCGTGGTGCTGGAGACCGACCCGTCGCCGATCGCGACCGTGTGGGACCCGGACCGTTGTCCGGCCGCCTGGCTGCCGTGGCTGGCCTGGGCCATGTCGGTCGAGGGCTGGGAATCGGTCGTCAGCGAAACACAGCAGCGACAGTTGATCCGCGATGCGGTGCCGACCCACCGTCGCAAGGGCACGCCGTCGTCGATCATCAGCGCCCTGGCGTCGATCGACATCGATGCCCGCATCAATGACGAGCGCGCCCATGGCGGCGTGCCGCATGCGTACTCGGTCGACATCCAGTTGCATGACCGTGGACTGGACGAGGCGACCCGGCAGCAGATCGAGAGCCTGATTGTTGATTACCAGAACGCCCGGAGTTTCATCACCGAGCTGCGGATTGCCCTGACCGGGCGAGGAAACCTTTACCTGGGCTGTGCGGCATACCTGGGCGACGAACTGACCGTCTATCCGTATACGCCGACCGAGCTGGTCGTGACCGGGCAACTGAGCGCCGGCGCCTGCATCCACCTGATCGATACCTTGAGCATCTACCCATGAGCCAAAAGTTTTACACCGTGCTGACCAAGATCGGCGAGGCCAAATATGCGAACAGCACCGCACTGAAAGTGCCGATGCGCCTGACCACGCTGGCCGTGGGCGATGGCGGCGGTGCGACCCCGGCCCCGACCCGCGACGCCGGCCGGCTGGTGCGCGAACTGCGTCGCGCCCCGCTGAATAGCCTGACCACCGACCCGAACAACCCCGGCCAGTTCATCGCCGAACAGATCATTCCGGCCGAAATCGGCGGCTGGTGGATTCGGGAAATGGGCATCTACGATGCCGACGGCGACCTGATCGCCATTGGCAACTGCCCGGACACCTACAAACCCCTGCTGGCCGAGGGCAGCGGGCGCACCCAGATCATTCGCATAATCATGCAGTTCGGCAGCGATGCGCTGATCGAGCTGAAAATCGACCCGGCCGTGGTACTGGCGACCCGGCAATACGTCGACACCGGGCTGAAAGCCCATCGCGAAGAAGCCGACCCGCACCCGCAGTACCTGACCCCTGCGGAGCTGGCCCTGGCGATGGCCGACAAGGCGGACAAGTACAATGCGGTGCTGACCGGTGCGCCTGTCGCGCCGACAGCGGCAGAGGGTACGGCGACCGAACAACTGGCCACGACCAAATTCGTCAACACGGCGCTTGGCAAAGCCGCCGGCCTGCCGCTGCTGTTCCCGCTGTGGTGCCCGAACCGCGCCGCGATTCCGGCCGGCTATGCACCGGCCGACGGCCAGACGTTGTCGCGCAGCCTGTACCCGGACGCCTGGGCCGGCATCGCCGCCGGCAATGTGCCGGTCGCGACCGACGCCGTCTGGCTGGCCACGCCAACCGAGCGCGGCAAGTTCACCGCCGGGGATGGCTCGACCACGTTCCGGCTGCCGGACTACAACGGCAAGTCGGCGGGGAGTCTCGGGGCGGTGTTCATGCGCGGGGATGGGGCGCTGTCGGCCGGGACGGATGGGGTGATTCAGCCGGACGAGCTGCGGTCGCATACCCACCCCGGCGCACTGCCGCCATCCAGTACGACGTCGGTTGTGTCCGCCAGTATTGCGCCCACGCGCGACCCACGGTCTGGCACGGTCGATAACACCGGCACGACCACTGGCGCCAGTGGCGGTGCCGAAACCCGCCCGCTCAACGTCACCGGCTGCTGGGTCATTCGCCTGTTCGGTGCGGTGGTCAATCCCGGTGCGGCCGATGCGGCGCAACTGGCGACCGAGGTCAGCAAGCTGGGGTCGGACAAGGTGCCGTTCACGGCTTTCCTGGGGGCAAACCAGTCGATGGTAACGAATGGGTATCAGCGGTTGCCAGGTGGAATGATCATTCAGTGGGGATTTATCGCAGATTCTGTTACTAGAGGTGGCGTCGTTACGTTCC